ATATCATCAGCTCGCCCTGACCCAAGGCTGTGTTGGGCGCAGCCACAAAACGCATGGCAGTTATGTCGCCGTGGTTGGTCGCAACCGTGAACTTCCCTCCCCCCGCCAGATAGCTGTTCTCGGTAAACCTCAGAACGGACAGATTCTTGTCACTCGGATGAGAGGAACCATACACAATATCGCCAGCCACAAAGTTGCGACCCTGTGCCACCCACAGGCGACCCTGACCATAAGCCATCGGGCCAGAGCCTATTGGAACCTCGTCCTCGGTATCATCGCTCCTCCGTGCCGCGCTGCCGTCCCATATCAGCGGGCGAACCAGTCCATCCTGAATAATCAGATAACCCTCCACCTGTGCGAAGTGTACCCGATCCACCGTGGCAGATAGGGTGATGGAGTTGGTGATGTCCGCGACATCCCACGCTAACCCGCTGCTTTGCGGTGTCAGTTTATAGGTGTTACCTCCTGCCACAGCCACAAGTTGACCGTCGCTGTAATCGAAGTAGGCCGCGCCCTGAAAGCGAGCCTCAATAAAAGCTGTGGCGTCTTCGGAAGTCGCTAGTTGAATGCGTTTGAAACCCGAACGGGTCTTCGCGTAGCCGCCACGGAAGCTGATGTTGCCCGCATAGGCACACTGGTTCTTGTCTATTACAGAGGGAGCGCGGCCACTATCCATTCCACCACTCAGGATCGTGATGCCGTCTGCCATTCTGCCTTTCTCTACAATAGCCATGTCAGTGCTTTATCATGTAATTAACAACTAGATAGGGTTGCAGGTTGTTGTGACCTTGGGTTACGCCACCAGTGCCTCCAGCGTATCCCGTGCTATATCCACTTCCCGGCTCCAAACCACCCGTGCCATCCATGCCACCGCTTATCTGACGCATCGGCACCGAGTGGCTATGATACGGCATCTGCGCTTCAGTCAACACCACATCGGCCTCGCCCCCATCGTTCCCAGTTGTATCAAAACGGGACTCCTCCGCGTCCAATCCAACTGGAACTCTGCCCTCTAAGTTTGGAAGATTGAAGGTGTCCGCTCCATCACCCACTCCATAGGATTCTTCAATCACGGCAAACAGAGCTGAATATGTGGTGCGACTTTTAGCATCGCCATCACATATAAGCCAGCCGGACGGAACAGACGCCACCAGCCCTGCCCACAACCACATCGTGCCAACGGGTATAATAGATGTTTCCCCCCCAGAAAGGTCGGCCAACTCGACCGCATCCTGCCCCTGCTTCTGGGCGTACAGCTTGTCATCCTGCGCGTAAACCTGAGCCTTGTTCGTGCCAATCGGGCCAAGCGTGTGACCTGAGTCCAGATTGGTGCAAGTAATGATGTTCCCACTTTCAGCCATTATTCCTTGGTCACTTTTGTTCTCCTGATAAGGAACGGATACAGCTTGCTTTCCCCACTACCCTCAGTCTTCTCGGCGGCTGGCCCCTCTATCGGTAGCTTCTCAATTTCCTTCATCGTAATGGGCAGGTTAGGATTCATCGCCCACTCCACCTTGTTCTCCCCAGCCCACTTCCACATTCGAGCCACCGGGACAGACAGGTTATAGTCACTACCCGCACCCCTCACTAGCATGCCAATGTACTGACCCTTGTCGTTGGCCATAATTCCACCGGAAGAACCGGGGTAGGCTGGTGCTGTGGTCTGGCAGAAAGGTTGCTTGAACAAGATGCGGCCATGTGCTGATAGTACGCCGTCACTAAAAGAATTGTGGCCCCCAGAGGAGCCGCTGCCGAGAAACGAGCCTGTATGGTTGACATGTGTCCCAATACGTATCAACGGTGCGTCCTTTGGGTAAAACTCTACCGTCTCGTCAGCCTTGAAGTCCTCACTTAACACCAGTAGCAGTGCTAGGTCATGCTTGTTAGCAGGGGAATAGCGGATAACCTTGGCGTCCACCACCACCTCGCCTGTACGCCGACCGTCCTTGTTCCGTAACTCACGGATTAGCTTCGGGTTCTCAAAGCTAATATGCTTGGTCGGCTTGCCGGATACAATCCGCTCCTCAACCGTCCGAAGATTTTCCACAACGTGACCAGCCGTAAACGCGAATACAAACTGCTTACCGTCCACCTTGCGGGTGTACAGAGTACCACTCCCCTCGGCGCGGTTATACCCGGCCTCGGCGCGAACGGTTACGGAAATCTTATTTAGATATTCCGGCACATACCGCTCCGCTGCATTGAGAACTATTACCCCAAGCAGCCCTAATGACAGCAGTAGCGTTTTCATTGCTACGCATCGTCTTCAACTACCTTGTCAGCAGCAGCTACCTGCCATGAAAACGGCTTGGGCAATGACCGCGCCCGCTTGGCTTCAATCATCCGGTCAAGTGACTCATGCCACCCCTGTTCCGTGATGAATGGTTCTGCCACCCCCAACGCCCACGCTTCATCGAGCAAATCAAACTCGATAAAATTATCGGGGTCAAGCGGTGTAGCCACCTTACCGTCGATATAATCTGCGTAGCCGTCCTCGGCTTCGGCTGTGACGCCTACAACAAGTTCAGTCACGACTACTTTGGATTCGCCGTTCACCTCAAGTTTTTTCACTTTCGGTGTCAGTTGTGTTATTTTATATATATTATTTGGCATATTGTTTTATTTGTTGTTGTTGTTATCAAGCTGGGTACCAATATCCATCATGGTAGCTGCTGGAATACCAATCGTTGCCGTTTGATGTCAGAGTAAGGGAGTACCCCTCATAGTTAGACTTTATATCAGTGATACTAGTCATATATGATCCATTGATGAGTTCGTAATTATCCCAAATTACATCTGACCCGGCAGGGACGACAATGAACGTAGGGGTGTTTCCCTCATCCGTCAGCGCAAATGTAAGGCTCACCCCTGCTGCTGCTGATGCTGCTGGTAGTGTGAGAGTGAAATCGTCGTCTGCGGCAAGGCTCAGGGTATAAAAATGGTTTGCCGTTGCGGTGGCAGTATGCGATGTGCCGGAATCTAACTGCGTTACACCGGAACCACCACCGCCACCTGCCCCCAGTTGTGTGTCTGTGCCAGCGTCATCAGTAAAATACAAGGTGTTCGGTGTTCCGGTCTTAACCCAGATTTGACCGTAAGCCGCTGTGTCACCGTCAGCCGCAGCTTGCTCCTTGAGAGTAACCGAGCCTTCCACGGTTAGCTTTGTCTTCGGAACCGACGCGCCTATGCCAACATAGCCCGATGTGTCTACATAAACCCTCCCAACCCCGCCATCGGCAATTATGAAACTACTGCTGGTTCCAGTTCCGATTTCCCACGAATTATAGCTGGTAGCCTCAAATTTAATTCCAACCGAATTAGCATCAGTAATCTGCAAAATCTTTGCGAAGCCGATGTCACTGCTAGGGGCCGCCGTTCCAATGCCAACCAGACCTGCCGTGCTGACGTACATACGTCCCGTACCCCCTGATCTAATATACGCCCCACCTCCATCTTCGTCATAAAGAAATCCACCTCTGGCAGTGTCAGATGCAGTTCCCATGACAATACCCATAGCCTCATTTGCGCCTGCAACAAATTGTGCGTAACAACCCCCACCATCGGGAGCCTCAACAATCAGCGGGGTATCCGTCCCTGTGCGATAGTTGTCATTGGATGAATCGCCAGTCGCAATGTGACAACGGTTTTGCGGAGACGCCGTACCTATGCCAACATTTCCCGTCGAGTGTGCAATCGTTAGCCTATAGGCATTCGAGTCAGTAACCTCTCTAATATTAAAACCGTACCCATCAGCTCTTACATCAAAGTCGTAACCATCGTTTTCATCTTCAAGCCTGATGCAAGGTTCGTCGGCAGCAATATGAAGTGCAGTAGCTGGCTGATCTGTGCCTGTGCCTATGCCTAAATTACCACCACCAGTAAATCTAAATTTTTCACCTAATGTTCCCGAATCGCATAATTGAATTACTAAATCAGACGTTCTTGTCGCGTGAGTTACATCTGTCCATATTGCATCAAGCATCAATTGTGTCGTTGATGGGGTCGTGTCTGTTTCTGACGCCATATACATCCGTGAACCGAGTCCTGCGGCGGGTGTTCCCGTTGTGTTATGTGTTAAACTTAATACACTGCCTAGTGCGTCGTATGACCCAGTAGTTCTTGTGAAGGAATTATTCCCATCACCAGCTACTGTTATTTCCCCAACCACATGTAAAGCTGTTGATGGAATAACAGTACCTATGCCGACATTCCCTCCAATGAACCAAAACTCAGTCGCGTCAAATCGAAGGTCTTTAAATGTAGAATTATCATCACTAACTGACTGTATTCCGCTATATGTAGAAGAACCCCATATACCAACTCTATGATCTGTTCCTACTTGAACACTAAAACGATTAGTGGGAGTACATCCTATGCCGACTTTTCCATCAGACTTAACAATAAAATCATCCGTCCCAACATGAAGCGGATGGTCTGGGTCAGACCCAGCACCAATACCCAGATTAGTGCCATCAAAGATAAGGGTCGAGACACCCTCAAGAGTGCCGTCACCTGTCCATACTCCCACCTGATTATTAAGCGGAGTACCTACCTTGACCACATCACCTGACCCGCTGCCAGACGCGCCTGTTGCTCCCGTGGCTCCTGCTGCCCCTGTTATTGATGCTACTCTTGTAGTGCTATTAAATGACATAATATTATTCCTCCGCTCCGAAGATAAAGTAATTTACCTTGCTCGCTGTTGTTGACTCCCCCTTTAATGTTTCTGCCTCCAGCACGACAACCATGTGGCCGACCGACCACTCGAATGTTTCATCTGCCTCAAGCGTTACCTTTATCATAAGGTCTGAATCCGCCGTACCATTAAAGTAAATTGATGCCACCTCGTCCGTACTGTTGGTGTTGTGAAG